GTAGATCCTCTTTCAATTAAGATACCTGAGTCATTTGCGTTTGAACTTGCGCCATTATTTAATTCTATTAAGTTATCTGTAATTGTTGTGTTTGTAGATGCTACTGTTGATGTAGTACCATTTACAGTTAGATTACCAGCAAGTGTTAAATCATTTGCTGCTATATCTCCACTACCTGTGATTGTTGGACTTGTTAAAGTTTTATTTGTTAATGTTTGTGTTGCTGTTAGACCTACTAATTCTTGAGCACCACCGGCTGTTGAACCGTCGTGTACTCTTAAAACGTCTTTTTGCGTATCCAAAGAAAGTTCACCAACAGCGCCAGTGAATGCATCATTTTGCGCAGTTGTGCCTCTTCTTAATTGTAATACTGTTGGCATTTTTCTTTTCTCCTAGTTTTCTTTTTATTTATAATTTATATATAGGTGATTAACTAAAAGCACCTAAATCTAAAGTTTCTGTTGCACCAGCGGGATCCATTAAACTGTATACCGTTGATATTGTTTTTACACCGAAAGCGTCTGATACAGCTGCGAAAGGTGTTTCACCTCCTGCTAAATCTGTATTAGTTGCTCCTGGTATTGTTGTTTGTAAAGATTCATCATAATTAGATAACGAATCACCGAATGAAAAATTACCAGATCCATCCGTTTTTAAAAATTGACCTGCATCACCATCGCTAAAATTAAATTTGGCAGTAATAGTTTTACCACTAACTGTTGTATCTATACCTAAACCACCAGCAACATTTAATACTTCACTAGCACCTAAACTTATTGATGCTTGAGTTGAACTTTCGTCAGAAACTAATAATGTAGTTGATATTGCTGCGTTTGAAGCATTTGTCAAACGACCTTGTGCGTCAACTGTAATAACTGGTATCGCTGTTGTTGAACCATAAGTTGCTGCCGTAACAGCAGTATTTGACAATTCACTTGGTCCTATATTTGTAACAGTGTTATTATCAGCGTTAATAGTTTTATTTGTTAAAGTCTGTGATGTACTTTTAAATAATGTATCTATTTGTGATAATGTTGCTCTACCCTCAGAACCACCATCTGATACTAAAAATTTGTCACCAACTGCTAATGTAGCACTTTCTAAATTAGTTGCACCATCAATATTAATAACTGCCTCTACTCCACCAAATTCTAACGCATTAGCACTGCTATTTACTTTTAAAACTTGTCCCGCAGAACCAATTGATAATGAAGCCCCTAAACCACCGTGAGTAAGACCTATAAATTCACCCGATTGATATTCGGCTAATCCAGTGGCGTTTCCACTTCCGTCAAAGACTGTTCGTATTGGTGTTTTTACTGACATAATTTTTTTCTCCTTAGTATATTTATAATCTTTTTTCCCTAAAACTCAAACATTTCTCTAAAACTCAAACAATTGAAAATTAGCTTGATTACTACCGTTTGCCCGAGTAAATGTTTGATTTTTTGTAAATACAGTTGCTGTTGAACCACCTGAAAAAACGAAAGATGCCGCAGCACTCGCTAATCCACCCGAAGCTGTAAAAAATGATACCCTTCTAATAATCGCCCCACTATCATCAGTAACGGCAACTTTATCATTACCAACTTTTGAATTTGATGGTAAAGTAACTGCACTACCATCACTTTGAATAGTCGCACCTGCCAAGTCAATTGTATTACCTGACAAGTAAATATCTCTCCATCTTAAAGATGAAGTACCTAAATCATATGTAACGTTTGTATCAGGTACTAACGCCGTAGCAAATCTACCTGTTACTGTAATTGTATCACTTGTAGCGTTACCTAAAGTTATATTACCATTTAAAGCTGTTGTACCAGTAACTGCTAAATTTCCAGATGCTGTAACATTTGCTGCTCTAATATTAGAGTCTGTTATTGATAAATCTCCTGTACTAGCGCCTGTAAATGAACCTGACCCAAATACAACTTCATCAGCAGATTCATCATATCCTAAGAAAATGTTACTATCATTACCTCTCTCAATAACGATACCTGCATCGCCTGATGCTGAACCTGTACGTCCGTTTCCTAATTCAAATAATTGATCAGATACTACTGTGTTAGTTGATGAAACAGTTGTTGTTGTACCATTAACTGTTAAGTTACCTGTGATTGTTGCGTTACCACCAACTGCTATATTACTATTAAATGTTGCTGAACCAGCATCTGACATATCTAAAGTTAATGCTGTGATAGCAGAACCACCATCATCACCAACAAATTTAATGTCTTTATCCTGTGTAGCAACTTTAACTACAAGGTCTGTAGAGTCGTTTGTAAATCTACCAAATTCTGTTCCTGCGTCTTTTAATATAATGTCAGCGCCATCAGCGTCTAAACTAATATCACCCGCACTATCTAAAGTGATTGTAGAACCTGTAATTGTAGATATAACAGGACTTGTTAATGTCTTATTAGTTAATGTTTGTGAAGCGTCATTTAATGTTATGTTAGATGTGTTTGATAAATCAGTTGACGCAATTGTTATCGCTGCTGAACCATCGAAATTTTGACCTGCGATTGCTCTCGCTGTTGCAAGTGTTGTCGCTGTATCAGCATTACCAGTTACAGCACCAGTTACATTACCAGTTACGTTACCTGTAACATCACCAGTTAAATCACCAGTAACATCACCTGTTACGTTACCTGTTAGGTTACCAGTTACATTACCAGTTACGTTACCTGTTAGGTTACCAGTTACATTACCAGTTACGTTACCTTCTAAATTTGCGACTAAAGTACCTGTAGTGATTGTTAAGTTACCAGTTGAAGCACCTGTGAATGAACCAGTACCAACTTTAAACTTATCAGCACTTTCATCATATCCTATAAATGCGTTATCAGAACTTCCTCTTTCAATAACTATACCAGCATCATTTGAAGGACTACCTGAAGTACCATTTCCTAATTCTAATAGTGTATCTGAAACAACTGTATTAGTTGTAGATACAGTAGTTGTTGTACCATTTACAGTTAAGTTTCCTGTAATTACAGCGTTTCTAGTTACTGATAAATCTCTGCCTATTGTTACATCATCTGGTAATGCTATTGTAACTTTATTATCTGTTACAGTTGCTGTGATTTCATTTGTAGTACCAGAAAATGTAAGTGTGTCTGATAATAATGAAACTGTATCAGTAGTAGATGTATCATCTCTAATAGTTAAATTTGTGGCAACACTTACTGTACTTGCTGCTGTTAAACGACCTTGTGCGTCAACTGTAAATGTTGGAATTGCTGTTGCTGAGCCATAACTACCAGCAGTTACTGCTGTATTTGCTAGAAACGAAGCTCCAATAGTATCACCTGATTGATATTCAGCAATACCTGTTGGTACTCCGCCTGTAAATACTAGTCTTATCGGTGTTTTATTTGCCATAATTTATTAAAATGTATATGCCGGATTATCGTCATCAAAATCTGTTGATTGTGCTGTAATCGCTGGCGTAACCAATCCTCCTGCATTAGTAAAAACTTGGTTAAAATATTTTATGTTAGTGTTAAATCTAAAAGCAAATCCAGCGGCCACACTACTTAATCCACCAGCATTTGTATATATGTTGACTTGTTTTTTAGGGGCACCAGATAAAAATATGTCTTTAAAACTATTTGTGATTGCACCTATATCGTGTGTTGCAGTAGAGTCAGGTAATATATCACTACCAACACTCTCAAAGTTAGTAGTATTTGATATTTCGACTATATTACTACCATTACGTTGATATATCTTTTTATCAGTAATGTTTACAGCAACTTCACCATCAGATAAATTACTTGTAGTTGGTACTGCAGAAGCTGTTGTACTTCTTTTTAATTTAATAATAGTCGCCATTTAATTTCCTTTAAAAATTAAAATGTTCCGCCATCTAGTGAAGTAACTGTTACAGCACCTGAAGATACTGTAAAGTTATCTGAACTAAATGATGCTACACCTTTGTTTGATGTTGTCGCTAACTCAGCAGCAATAGTTATTGTACTACCTGAAGCACTTGTATCAATACCTTCTCCAGTTAAAAACTCTAATGTACCACCAAGTGATACAGAACCAGCAGTCGAACTTTCATCTGTAAATGAAATCGCACTATTCGCTAATTTAGTATTAGCGATACTACCTGATAAGTGAACGTTATCTACTGAACCATCTGTTAAATGTTCAGAGTCTACAGCGTCATCAGCAATTTTTGAACCATCAATTGCGTCAGCAGCAATTTTAGCGCCAGTTACATTTAAGTTTGTAATTTTTGCTGTTGTTACGGCAGTAGAAGCAAGTTGGTTTGTACCAATACCATCTGCTTTAACTCTTAATGCGTCACTTGATATTTCGATAGTTGTATCATCTACAGCAACGTTTAATGTGTTACCTGATTTAGTGATTGCGTCACCAGCAGATATTTGACCTGCACCAGAAAATTGTTCAACTGTAATATTAGTTGTTCCTAATGTTGGTGTTCCGTTATGTGTAAATACGTAACCATTATCAGCATTAGCAGTACCTTCTTCAACGAATACAAAAGCACCACCTGTAATTTCAATCGCCTCATCACCGTCTGGTGTTCTTGTTAAAACGTAAGCAGCAGAACCTGAACCAACTGTAGTTACTCTATATAAACCATTTTGAGTAGCAGTTGTTTGGTTTTTTAATAATATCCTATCATTTGCTGATGGAGTTTGACCATCAATTGAAAAAGCACCGTTTGAACCAGCAGTAATTGTTCCAGCACTATTATCATATGTACCAGTAACGTTTGCTGTTGAAGCATATCTAACAGAAGCTTTTACATCTAAACCATTAGCAACACTATCTACATATGCTTTTGTAGCAGCATCTTGAGCACTTGATGGATCAGTTACGTTTGTAATTTTACTTGAGTTAACATCAACAACACCTGAACCTTTCGGTGATAATTTAAGATCAATGTTTGTATCACCACCTGAAGTAGCAATTTGAACACCATTACCTGTAGCAGCATTAGTAATTTCTAATTCGTTTACTGCACTTGTAGTTGTTTGTAATAGAATTAACTCATTACCATTAGCGTCAGCAATAAAACCACCATCAGCAATTTTAGGTGCTGTAAGTGTTTTATTAGTTAATGCTTCTGTACCTGCTAATGTAGCAAAAGAGCCATCTTGTAAAGCAGTATTAAATTCAGCAGTAGTACCTGTTAAAGTATTGTTGCCTAAATCTATTGTTTTTGTTGTAAGTGTTTGATTACCAGTAAGTGTAGCGACTGTATTATCAATCGCAAAAGAAACATTGTTATCACTTACAGTAGTATCAATTCCAGTACCACTAGCAAATGTAATTGTTTCTCCTGTTGAAACTGAATCATTTGAACCAGAGTCAGCGGCAAGTGATAAAGTAGATACTACAGTACCGAAACTTAAATTTCCTGAACCATCTGTTTTTAAGAATTGACCGTTTGAACCATCACCATCTGGCAACGTGAAAGTAGTTGTGGTTGTTACGGCATTCGGAGCTTTAAGTCCAATGAAATTTGTTCCGTTATTAGTACCTTCGTTTAATTTTAAAGTACCACCTGTTGAAGCGTTATTACCTATTAAGATTTCATCAATCGCTTTGTTAGTATCAACAGTTATTGCTGAATTTGCTGTTAATGTTCCATCTACGTGATCTAACTTATCTGTAAAATATTGACCACCGATTACTGTAACATTATTTGCGTCACCGTTACCATCTACACCACCTTCACCTATGAAAATTCTATCTCCTAGATTACCTTGTGTACCTGTACCAAATGTATAGGCTAGTTCTCCAAGTTTAAGTGATGAGGGTGCCGTAGTTCCTGAACTACGTTTTATCTGAATTATTGTTGCCATTTGTTAATTCCCCTAAAAGTTACCACCGTTGAACGTTATAGTTCCTGAGGTAGTTTCTAATTCGTTTCTTGTTATAAATTTGTCAGATGAAGCATCATATTGGATTAAAGCACCGTCAACCAGAGTAGATGAATTGACATCTGTTAAACTTCTTAATTGTCTAACACCATCAACGTTAACTTGAGCCGTTGGAGTTGTAACACTAACTTTTTGTGGTCCAGATGAAGTTGTGCTATTAATTTTAGCAGATACGCCACCTGTACGATTAATTACGGCTTTTACCATAGATATATCTCTCTTTTTGTTATATTTATAATAAAACTATACTAAAGAATTAAGTTGTCACAGATGGACTAACTGTAATAATACCTTCAATCACTCTTGTTATTGTACTATCAGAAGTTTGTGTAATTTCTACGTCATAAACGTATCTAGCGGGTGCGTCAAGTGTGTTTGTTTGATTCGCTGTCAATGATAGAGTAATTACACCAGTTGTTCTATCAGTTGCGATTGCTGTTGTAAGCGCTGTCCTTGTTCGTGTAGAAGCATATCCTTTTGCCATTTTCGCTGCCGCTGTGTAACCAGTTAAGTTAAACGCACTTCCGTCCGTACCAGTTACAGTTACGTCAGTTGAAAAAGTTGCTCCTTGATCTATTCTAAGGTTTGCTATCGCCGCCATTTAATTTTTCTAATTCTTTTTTGATTTCCATATTGTAGTAATTAGTTAAAACATCAATCTTTTCAAGTTCCATTTCGTGTCTTGTTTTAGATGTTTGTAATTCTGATCTACTAAAAATTACATTACGACATCTAATTGTTAACTCAGACTCTTTATACTCTTTACCATCAATTGTTATAATCTTTTCTTCACTCATTTTCACTCCTTGTTGTTTATATTTATAATGATTTTAATTAAATATTTACTCAAAATCACTATTAAATGATATTATTGTTTTTCTAAAATTGTTATTAATCTTCTCAGACGTATGTTGAAACATAGCAGGAAAAGTAACTAATTCACCTTCTTTAGCTATTAGATTTATTGACTTCTTACTATTTACTATAGGTTTAACTTTTGTTGTTCTTTTAGTATCTTTCAGCTCTAGATAATATACATTAGCAAAATTTGTTTTTCCGTGTCTATGCCAAGTGTGGTAGTTATTTTTATAATATTGTTGAAACCATCCATTTTGAATAGTACATTTCTTTTCCTCTAAAAATTCAGTCATCTCATTCATATAAGGTGTAATAATTTTATAAAAATAGTCTAAATATTCTCTCTTTAAATCTCTAGGTAAATTCCAATCTGTATGTGTTATATCTTCAAAAGAATTTTGAGGTATCTTATCAATTAAAGATAAGAGATCACTTTTAATTTGATTATGTTCTTTGATCTTTGTAACTAGATAGTAACTTTGGATTTTCTTTACTTTAATCATAAAAACTATACCATCCTGTAATAATACATTTATCTTTTTTAGAGTTTATAATACCTCTATGAGAGTGTGTCCAATCCGTAGGCCATATAACAGTGTTGCCGATAATACAATCGGAAGTAAATTTTTGTTTTGGCCATATAGTTCCAGCATCTTGTACTGTATTTAGATAAGTCATAAAAACAAGGACTCGTTTAGATGCTTCTATACAACCTCTTTCACAGTGTACTTTTTTAAAACCTTCGTCTGGTTTATAGTATTGTATATTATAATCTTCTAATAGACCCCATTTTTCTAATAAGGTATCTACCTCTGGATACTTATTTCTATATTCATCAATACATTTTTGTAATTCAGTTTTATATTTGTTAAATGGATAATCATTGTTACTAACAGAGATAGGTAATTCCGTAGATGTTTTAGTATCACTATTAAACTCTGGTTGTAAGTGCTGCTCTTTATTATTGAAATAATAATTAACAATATCCTCACATACCTTTTTACTAATTTTTGACAAGTATATAAAATTATCCATTATGGCATAATCCTTTTTGAAGTAGGTAACGTTGGATTTAATTGTTTGTTTCCGTACCATATCTCTTGCCAAAAAGTAATGTAAGTATATCTATCTTCTTTAGTATTAGAATTAAAACTTTCTGCTGAATGATATTCACTAGCATCAAATAAGATACACCTATTATATTCAGAATTTATGAAACAAGTTTTTCTAAACTGAGAATTAATTTCATCTCTTTTACTTGTAAAAAATACTTCTTCTTTTTTCGTAAGTTTCTCTAAATTATTTACTTTTTGAAAATAACATCTTTTATCATAAGCGTAATCATTAATGTTTGGAAAAGGAACAACTGGCTTAAATAATGATGTTCCAGCATTAATATTTTTGTTTAAATATATTATAGAAGTAATTTGACTTCCTTGATCTGAATGTACCCAACCATCAATTAAGTTTGCTGGTATTCTCTGAATATAAGAAGTTGCTCTATATGTCAACTCATTATAGTTATCTGGATATAATAAAGATAAAGTTTTTAACGCAATACCTTCAAATAAATTAGGATTTATTTCACTTATTAAATTTGTTCTAAATCCTGGAAAATTAAGTCCAGGTTCATAATGTTGTTTTACTGCAAAATCTTGTAAGAGATCAATGTCTTTGTAAAACTCATCTGCAACTACTAAAGGCCAATTCATTTATCTACAATTATATTCCACGTTAAAGTTTTAAGAAGATCATCAAGTAAAAGATTTTTAACATTATTTTCTTTTATATATTCGTGTAGTTCTTCAATGTCTAATATTATCCACTGATCTTTAAAATCAAATACCATCTTATCTGCTTTGGTTTTAAAAAAACCTATTTTTCCTACTGATTCATCTTCAAATTTTCTAATAGGACCCAAATCATACTTATAAGACCTATTTGTTGACTTATGTAATATGCCTTCTATATCCCAACCTTCTTTTGATTTAGGATATTTTTTATCTTTTAATAATTTTGTAAAATTAGCAACTGACATTATTCACCAAAAAAGTTAAAATTAACAACATATCTTTTATGTATATCAGTTTGATAAACCACTTTATGTAATATGTTCGTTGGAAATAACAACATTCTATTTTCAATATTATCTACAACTATTTCTTTTTTATTAATTTTTAATATTGTTTTAGCATTACAAGATGTAAGAAAATAAATTCCAGTCATAGAATTATTATAATTATAATCCACGTGATAAGATGACTCGTTATTATCAATATCTCTACAAGTTAAATTAGCTCTTATTTGTAGAAGTGATCT